TCTTCTAGTTCCAAATAGGTATAAATGTGGAAAACACGGCGCATGCCATCAATGTTTTCCTCGGCCTTGCGCCCTTCAATCTTGTTGTTGGCTTTTTCTGGGCGCGTAGGCTCTGGCTCCATCGAAACACGCGTCAAACTGATGTCTCGATACAGCCCTGAAATGATTCTTTGCTTAAATTCAAACTCTGTGATGTCGTGAATTTCCGCGGCACGCTGTGCGGTATAAAAGTTTGTAGCTGCAAAAGGAATCAAAACCTTGTCAATCGGCAAGAACTCAGCAATAGGTCGGCGTTTTTTCTCGTCCCAGTACAGTTTTAGATACTGCGAGCCACCTAGAGGCAGTTGTGTCAGCAGTTGTTCCTGTTCATCGCGGAACTCTTCAATCTGTTCCGTCAACTGCCAGTTCATCCAATCACGTTTGCGCTCTGCCCGCTTGGTTTTTTCCTCGTCCGTCTCACCTAAAATCTTGGTTTTAACAGGACCATCAGCCGGAAACAGCTCCTTAATTGTCCTTGATGCAAAATCAACGCAGGCTTCTGCGATTACAGGGTGAACAACTTTGCTGGCACCAAAGAATGTTGCGCCGCCTGGCGCGTCTTTACCCATTCCTGTGCGTTTTAATCCCTCTTCGTACTGCTTATCGCGGTCTTCTCGTGCGGTTTTGTCCTTGTCAAGCAAGTTGAGATAGCGCGATGCCATGTCATCCAGATCAAGCGGATTGACAACATCAGCAAGGTTTTCGTAAAAGTCTGGATCTTCTAGCGGTCCCTTGGTGCTCGGCATGTGAACGACTGCTGAGCCGTCAGGCAACTCTTCAATCTCCGCCTCTTCGTCTGGCAGTTCTGCTGCAAGATCTGCAACCGGCACCTCATCATCAGCCATTCCGCTAATGAAGCGGCCATAGTCCTGCTCAATAGGCATCTCAGGCATGTTTCTTCCTTAGTAATTCAAGGCGCATCGTGTCAGGATTATTAGTAAATGTAACTTTACCGCCGTCTTTCAGCTCAACCGCGCCGCCACGGGCGAAACCGGGTTTTAGTTTGACTTCGCCACCGTTTTTGTAACCGAGGAACTTAGTAAACTGGTCCAAAGTCATGAAACGCGGGGCCGTGGGTTGAGCCTTAAGCGCTTTATCAAGCACCGCTCGTCCTGATGGCAACTTAGTAATGTCACGCAGGTAAGCATCCAACATTCGCTTATCGCGCTTTAAATCAACAATATCGTAGAGATGCAAGTCTCTAACGTCGCCCCATTCGCCACTGTTTAAAAATTTAACAACGGAATCGGTAACTTTGGCCTTGTAATCAGGGTCGCGCTTGGCATACTCCATGGCGCGTTTGCTATCAAAAGCGTTGCCGGGAGGCTTAAGCTCAGTGATATCAGGAGCCGGTCCTTTAACGCCCGCCTCTTTAAGTGCTTGAATTACGTCGTCATCTGTTAGCTCTTCAACCTCCGGATTGCGTTGCCGCCATTCCCGTACATACCGGCTATATTGCGCTTTAGTTTGCGGGTCCAAAAGCGCAAACCCCTCTCCGGAAACAGGCCATTCATTTTCCGTGATTTTTGCCTGCGCATGAGGGCGACCTTCGGCATCCACAAGTGCCGTGAGTCTGTGCTCGCCCGAGCCGTAACTTTCGGCGAGGTAGTCGCCTTGCGTACACCAGCCACCCGCCCTGCCGATGGAGGTGCAAAGTGCCAAGCCCTTTGGACCAGTGGTTTCAGGGATATCGACCCAAGCGCCCCCAGGCTTGTCAACGAATGAAAGTTGCAACGATTTGTCGGCAAGCCTAGGTGTTGCTTGTAAGTTTGCCAGCATACCCTCGCGTTCAGCCTTAATAGCTTGCTCGGTTCGCCATTCGTTGATCTTAGCCACCCGCTCAACAGCCTGCGGCACCGTGACCTTTTCAAGCTGCTGAGGCGTCAACCGCAACGACGCTGGTAACCCAGAGTTGGGATTCAAGGCGTTGGTCAACTCGTCGATGATGTGCGGGAAGCCAAGCCTGGACATATCTGCGCTCAGATTCATGCCGTACACGGGCGTATCAGGCGACACTTTCTCAAGCCAAGGATTTCTTTCTAACTCACTTTTGATCGGCAGAAACACCTCAGCTTTATCAGGCTGTATGCTTACGTCAGCAAGAGACTCCCAATCCCTGGCAAGATTTGACTTACCTAAGCCTTCTGTTGGATAACCGCCCGCTTCTCGGCTTTCACGCAGCGCTCGACTCTCTTTTTCAAACCCCATAGGTCTCGGAACATCTTGCGGCTCAAAGTGCAGCGTGCCACGCTCAGCAAGCGCCCGAACGGGATCCTCGGGGGTGGCCATTTCGTTCTTGACATACTTCGTAAGCTTGGTGTCAATCCATTTGTTGAGGGCAGTTGATCGCTCCGCAAGCGGCAAGCGTTGCATTAACTGCGTGTAAACCTCGCCCTTCTGTGGCTTCTCAAGTTCTGATCGGATGTATGCAACTTCTTGCTCAGGGTTTTGATGGCGTTTCAACGACCCAAGAGCCTTCTCAGCCGAAAACGAGCCAGCGAGCCAGTTGCCGCCCTTGGGCTTGATGACGCCCGCTCCCAGTGCTCCGAGTCCCGTGGCCACTTCGGGTAACGCGGAGGCCACTTTGCCGGGCACTGCTGCCAAGCCTACAGCAGGCATATTCGCTAGCGCTTGTCCTGTGCGGTAACCCTCGCCACCAGGAATGATGGCTTCTGCTCCAAGCAATCCACGACCCACATCGCCCATCTCTTGAAAGGCTCGCATGCCAGGCCCTTCGCCATATCCTGTTAATTGTGAGGCGCGTTTTAGTTTATTAAGTCTTTCAATCTCTTGCGGCGTGAGAGCACCACCATCTTGAAACCTTGGCGCGTACATCATATCCAGCAGTTTATTAGGCATCAGTGGCTCCCATTTGCGCGGGATAATACATCACACAGAATACGGATTATCTCGTTTAATACCGGCGTCCACATAATCCTCAGGATCGTAATCGTCCGGCGGTGGCGGATCAATACTTAGCCAGCCGGCGTCTCGCAGATATCTCATCGCCTGGCTGAACGCGTCTACAAAGTCATCGTGCGTCGTTGATGGGAATGAGCAGATCTGCGTAACCATGCCTTCAGCCCAGTCGCGGACAAATCCTGCGCGGTTGCTGGACTCAGGCACCCAGACTCTACCGGCTTTGACGATGTTGGCCACGATGCTCAGGCGTTGGATCTTGTCTGCGCGGCCAGGGTTGTAGGATCGAACCGGAATGTGCGCACGCTGCAGGTCTTGGATTAGCACGATGCCTGCCGCTTTATCTTCCACGAGCACCAGGTCAACGCGCTTGGCCTCCTTGCCCTCGCCAAAGACAATCTCAAACTCATCGATGACCTTGGGTTTGAGGTCAGGGTACTGCAGCCGGTCCTGCCAGGCGTCGATCACGAGCACGCACATGCCGCCGTCAGCGGGTTTAAACACGCCGAGCGTGATGCTTGCAGTCGGGTCGTTGACGGTTTTCTCTGTAAAGGCGCAGTCATACGATTGGATGACGTATTCGAGCTTTGGCAGCGGCTTGTCCGCGGGCCAGAGCTTGAACCATTCGCGTCGGACAATGCCACCCTCTTCGGCATCAATAATTTCTGCGTGGATCTCTTGCCTTCCTAAATTCGTGCCTTCGTATTGCAAGATCTGGCGTTTAAAGTTTTCGGACAAGTTACTTAAATTTGTATAGGTGCTTGCCGTAGCCAATACTACGTCATCACCTTCTCTGCCAATTAAATCCACGATTAAATCTCGCGGCTTAGGCGTTGTGGTGACAATGATCCTGGTCTTCATATCAGGAAGCTTCAGGCGCATGCCAAACTGGATTTGGTCCCAAGCCTCCTGGATATACTCCCAAGCTGCCAGTTCGTCGCACCAACCACCGTGGAATTGTGGTCCCCTGAATCGCTCCGGCTCCGAGGCGGGTATGCCCTTAATCAGCGAGCCGTTAGTCAGGCGTAGCTCGTGCAATGCTTTGTTGTAATCTGCCACCAGAACGGGCGGAATCACGTTCAGAAGGCCCGAATCACCCTCAAAGCATGTACCCCTCACGTCACTGCTTGTTGGGGCTGCTACCAACCATCTCGTGGCTTTATAAGACCATGCCCACCAAGAAATCTGCTGAGCAGCCGCTAAAGTTTTGCCCGCGCCTCTACCAGCCAAAAGTAAAAAAATTGACCAATCCGCGCCAGGCGGCACAATTTGATGCGGCAAAGCCTTCGTAAGCCACATCATGCGCCAAGCCCAGGCTGCAGCTTGATCAGCAGGCAGGCGCGTATATTCCGCCCTTACCTGCGGATCACGTAGTAACCCCTCAAGATCGCTACTCCCCAAGCTGCCTCTTTGCCTCGAGGTTCTTCAGCATGGCGTCGAAGATTGACACTTCGTTTTGTATCGCGCCACCGTCCGGCCCGCTTACCTCGTGTTTTTGCACCTCAGACCAGCGCATTTGTGTTTTTGTCCACCAAATTGCCGAAGCTGTATCGCCTGCTACGGCCTTCTGAAACAAAGACCTTGCCACCTGCGAATTAGCCTTAGCCTTTCCTTCGGCTAACTCTTTAGTAAAGTGGCTCCGCAGCGTTTCAACATGAATGCCGTCACGCACTAAGCAAGCAATTTGATCTTGCGGTAACCCAACGCCAGATAAAGCCGCTACCTGCGCACGTTCCTGATCCGTCGGAACAAACGCGGGCCTTCCAGCGCCCTCACGGGATCCGCCCCATATTTTCTTTTTTAACGTCGGTTTTTCATGATCAGTCATTAGTATTTACCTCAAGCAAGGCCTTCTTGCCCGTAAATTCCTCCCATCGTTTGACGATGACATCGCAGTATTTTGGGTCTATTTCCATCAAATACGCAATACGGCCATTCTTTTCTGCTGCTACTAAAGTAGTGCCTGAGCCTCCAAAACTATCCAAAACAATGTCGCCGCCTTTCGTGTTGTTAAGCATTTGATATTCAAACAACGCCACGGGCTTCATTGTCGGGTGTTCCACGCTTCGGTTTGGCTTGTCAAACTCCAGAATAGTTGTTTGCTTTCTGTCAGCCGCCCAAAGGTGCCCTGCGCCTTCTTTCCAACCATATAAGCATGGTTCGTGTTTCCAGTGATAGTCTTGACGGCCCATGACAATCGTTGATTTCTTCCAAATCAGACACTGCCGCACTTTCCAGCCAGCGTCTTTGGCTGCGCCGCGGAAGTTATATCCCTCCGAATCAGCGTGCCAGATGTAAAAAACCGCGCCGGCTTTCATGACCGCGTCCGCTGCCGTATAAGCATCTCGCAGAAACTGCCGGAACTTCTCGTCGTCCATACTGTCGTTCTTAATTGTCAGCGCGTCCTTTGTTTTGCCTTCATAAGCGACGTTGTACGGCGGATCTGTAAGCCACATATCAACCTGCCGACCATCGCACAGCTTTTCCAGATGATCGATGCTCGTACTATCGCCACACATAAGCCTATGCTTACCAAGTATCCAGATGTCGCCAGGCTTAGTGATTGGCTCTGGTGGAGCCTCAGGGACAGCGTCCTCGTCCGTCAATCCTTCCGTGACGTTGACTGGAATGAGATTGTTTAATTCCTCGTCAGTAAACCCTAAGATACTTAAATTAAAGTCCGTTGCCTTTAATTCTTGTATTTCTAAAGCCAAAAGTTCCGTGTCCCAACCCGCGTTTAAAGCAAGTTTATTGTCTGCAATAACGTATGCGCGTTTTTTTTCTTCGCTCCAATTGCTTGCTATGACTACCGGAACTTGTTTGTAATTTAACTTTTGCGCGGCTGCCAGCCTCCCGTGGCCGGCGATGATCATTCCCGTTTCATCAATAAGAATCGGTACAGTCCAGCCCCACTCTTTTATGCTAGCGGCAAGTTGGCTGATTTGCGCATCTGAGTGCGTCCTACTGTTTCTTGCGTAGGGGATTAAGCGGCTGATATCCCAGATTTCTATGTTTTCTGCTGGTCCCATCACATATTCCAGTGACATATAATCCGGCGATACTAAGGTTTTGTTGCGCGGCCTGCAAGCTTTTGTCGCGGCGCAGAAACGATCTCTTGTTTAACTGATTGATTTTACTACAGCTTTGCACAAAAAGAAACCCCGGCATCGCGCCGGGGCAAACAGGCTAATGCCTGACAGGAAACAACCAGTCGTAGTCTATCTCGGGAGGAGGCTCGGGGTCAAACTCCTGCTCTTCCTGCTCGTTACGCTCGCAATCGTCGTTGTACCGAGCAAGCTCCCGGTCTAGGTAAAAGTCATAGTTCATCTGCTGTCTCCTTGATGTACTCACCAATTGCTTGGTGCAGTTCACGAAGCTGCTCTTGGTTCAAGTGAACGCTTGAGTGCGCACCAACCTTCCAGATCGTCATCCACAATCCTCCATCGTGCTCGCTGAGCGCGATGCGGTCATAACTTTCTGCTGCGATACTATGTTCCATTTGTTTGCTCCTGTGATGGGGACGTAGCCTCTGTTAATTAAACAGCTTTGGGACGCTTAATTACTGTTTGTTTGACGCCGTCACGCACGCCGTGCTCGGATACCGTGGCCTTGACCGTGATGGTTTTGGTTTCGCCGCTTGGAAGGTCGAGATCGAATGCCTCGCAGTAGCCCTTGTAAATGACTACGTTGCCATCAGCATCCTCACAAATACACAACAGGGTGATGCCGTACTGGCCATCCAAGCGGATGATTTTTTTGACATTGAGCGTCAGCGTAATTTTTTCGCCAACCGTACCAATGTGTGTGCGGGTTGCGTTGAGCGCGGCCTGCTTATCAGCCCACTCGGCGCGGCGCTTGGCACGCTCTGCAATGCTATTGCGAACTGCAGCAACCTGCTTTTCGGAAAGCTTGCCAAAGTTGTCATAGGCCTTAGCGAGCGAACCAACGAAGTTGTCCTCGTAGCTGACAAAGCTTCCGCCGTCGAAGATGCGGCCATTGGCGATGAAGGCCAGAACCGCCTCGTAATCCTCGTGCGTCTTGGCAAAAGTTTTTTTCGCATTCGCAATGATGTTGCGACGTGCGCCTGCGTAGTAAGCCCTCTCGTCGTGAATGATTACAGCCATTTCGTTTACTCCTTACGTTGTTAAGTACTACAGGACAAATCCTACACGCTTTTAGTCCACTTGTGTAGACTTTCGCCATCCAACCGACAAGTGGTCGTTATGCGCTACCAAACGGCGTGTGATGTGCAGCAGCCCTGCCTCGTCAATGTCATAGTGTGCCGTGAATGCTTTTACCCCCATGCCGTGGATGCCGATGTCTCCTCGATGATGGGCTGGGCATAGCGGGATTGCGTCGTAATGGCTTGCACGCTGGCCCATGCCGGTGCCCCGTCTAGGATGGTGAATCTCTGCCGGCGTGCCAGGCGTGCCCTGCAGGTGGCACAGGACGCAACCGATTGACGCAACTTTGTTGAGATGCTGCTTTTCGTCTTTTGTCATATCGTCGCCCTGCCCTCGGCTCTCAGGTTTGCTTGTTGCGTCCTGTAAATCTCAATCCTTGATTGCGCTGCGATCAAGTCCCAACGAAGCTTCTCCTCGATCCTTACCGCTTCCTTGATGCCTACGAGCAGCTCAAGATATTCGGGGTGAGCATAAGCCTCGCGTTCCTGTGCTCCGAGTGCAGTCTCCAGACTATCTCGCATCAGCATCGCTTTTTTACTTTTCCTAAACTCCTCCAAATAAACCCTTTGAGCTTTGGCATCCGCAAATTGAGATGCGTGCTTGATGATGTAGTCAACGGCGTCATTTGGGTCATGCTGCTTGCTCATAAATCCTCACTTTCACCATGCCGGCTATTGTTGATCGGTAAATCCTCAAATCTTCAATCTGACTGTCATCCTCCCAGACCCCTGCATGCGTCAGTGAATCAAGCAGGGATTTCAGGATGTTGTCCAAGTCTCTTTTCCTTCTGTCTGGCGGGAAAGCCTCAATCACTACTCGGACAGGCCCAACAGCCTTCAGATAGCGCTGCACCATCGCGGCCTCCATCACCAAGTCGTTCACCGCCTCACGGTAAGCCTTGCCCTCGGCGCTAACGTAAACGGTTGCCAACCTTCCGGTCACCTTATGCCGCCAGTAGTTATTGACGGACGGTGGCCACGGCAACGTGACCTCAAAAATCGGAATCGAATCTGTAGGGGTTTGCACCGGGCTTCTCCGTAAATTGTTGGGACTTGCGGTCATACCAAAGTCTTAACCGCGGTTCGTTTTCTCCGTTTCTTTGCTTCTCACAAAGCAACATGGCATCAGGTTCATCCGGCTCGACAAGTAAGCCAGCCTCAATCAACCTTTCTTTTTTCTTGTTGCGCCAGACCATGAACACGTTATCAACCTGGTCAGCAATTGATCCGCTGCCCTTCAAGTCCACTTTTTGCGGCATAGCTTCATCGGTTGCCCCTTTTCGGATGTGGTGGACTAGGTGAACGTGCAAGTTGGTATCGCGTGCCAGGTTAGTGCAGTCCGATACGAAATCTTTCTGTGCGTTGTAGTCATCTTCGCCCTTGACGCATTTCATTAATGAATCAATGAAGAAGTCCTGCATCTTAAGTTCACGCGCAGCATAGTTGCCAACACCGATCACCTGCTCCCTGCTAGCTTCACCTTGCCGGTCATAAAACCACAGGTAATTTCCCGCCCAAGCTGCAAACCGCTGGTAATCCTCAATCGTCGGAAACTGCGTGTTTGCAAACTGCCTGACCATGCGCTGCAGCGTCGTTGTGGGTTTCATCTCAAAGCTTGCAATCAGGACATTGCGCTTTTGAGACATAAGCTGCAGCGCGATCATAGTCGTAATCATTGACTTGCCGCTGCCGTTCTGGCCAGCGTAGACCGTGACCTCGCCGGCTCGGAATGAAAACATGTCCTTCAGCTTTTGCCAGGGCATGACCACAGGCGCCGGCGGATCAGCTTGCAGTAGCGCAATAGCCTCGCGGACAATGTCCCTAGCCGGCCTTATCTTGACCGCCGGCTCCATCAAGTCGTACCAAGTCTGAAAATCAATGTTGTCAGGTATCGTATTCATGCATCCCTCTCAGAGTCCCATACAAGCCCTGGAAGCGTTTCGCGGTAGTGGGCGAATATCCTCCTAGCCTTAAACAGTTTTAACGCCTCTACGGCCTCAAAAACGGCCTCAGAATCGATTCCTACAACATGGACAACCAAATCCTTCGCCCAGCGGTAGTCGCGCTCGAACGGCGCGGCCACAACAACCGGAATCGGCAGGGTCAGATCAGGCTCGCCATCAAACTCCACAAAAACGGCGCGGGGCGTGGAATTATTCAGCTTGCAAGCGATCACAAACTCATGACCTTTCATAGCGCACCTGCATACGGATTGATTGCAGAAGGCTTGGCTGGACCTTGCTTTTCCTTGAGCACCCAGTTTTTGAAAGTCTTATCCCAGTCAAGCTTCGTTGCGTCTTGGCCAGCTTTAGCGTGCCAGTAATTCATGAACGACATGATTGTTGTGCGCAAATTGAGGTCTGGCCTTTCTTTACGAGCAAAAGCGATTAGCTCTTCGCTTGGCTCCCAATCAGAGGGCAAGCGCGTAGCGATTTTTTTAGCGGGGGGCTTCTCTCCCTCTCCCTCTGTCTCTGTCTCTCCCTCTGTCTCTAGAGGATCATCTTGATATCCACCTGATATCGGCTTGATATCATCTTGCTCCAGCCAGTGATACAGGCGTGAAATGTCATGTTTCACCTGCTGAACTGACAATCTAAGCCTAAAAGCAATAGTTTCGGGGTCTGGCAGCCTGCCTTCGTCCTCGCTGGCTAAAAGCCACAGCATCACGAGCATTTTTGCTGCTTTGGGGTCAAGGTTGTGCCAATCACGATCATCCAACAGATCGCGGTAAAGCTTTACCCAAGGTGGTTTCCGATCACGAAAATGCTGGAAACGATTCCAGTTTTTAATGCGCATAATCTACCCTCGTCAAAGGTTCGTCGTCACTGAAGTTGGGCGTAGGCAGGCGGGTGACGAGTCCGCTTTTCCCTCCGTCGAGGTAGCCATGCCCGTTGGAGGTTACACGCTTATCGGCTGCTTTTCAACCCGCTCCCACAAGCGCTCAATCTGCTGTTCTTGGATGTAAGTCTTGAAATCCAGTGCGGTATTGCTGACTGTTGCAAATGCCAACATGTGCGCCAGGCATGCAGCTTCATAACCGCTGCAGTTTTCTGGAATGGTCAGACGGTAACGCTCGTCACCCATCTCAATTTCGAGTGGGCCTATGGGTGAAAATTGCTGCGTCATGCGAACTCCTTAATGATTTGGTTGTAGCTGTATTTCCGACTGGATAGCTGCTCTGCTACTGATGCCAGCAACAAAAGCCGCTTTAGCGGTACCCGGTTGTGCTTGCAGTAGTAATGCGCGGTAGATGGTGCAACGCCCATTAGCCTAGCTGCAGCCCTGATCCCGCCCACGCTTTCCATCAGTTCTCGTATCGTCATAGCGTTAGAATAATCGAACGAGTCTAGCATTGCAACCCCTCGGAAAACAGTTGACAAGGTGTTCGAGATATGAAACACTTGCCTCGGAATCAACCAACGGAGTACTGACATGAGAGATGACAACAGTGAATGGCAGCAGGTGATGGAAGAGCGCGAGAGGATGACTGAAGAGGCGTATCTCAGAGCGCGTAACGGGGTAGCAAGCCAGGAAGATTGGAGTTGGCTTGCAAGCGAATTAGGGCTTACTTTTTACAAAAGGAATGACAATGTTTATATCTGAAGGCGGTACAACGGAGCGAGAGTTTAAGCTTGTTCCATCGGGAAGTCACCTAGCAATTTGCTATGGGATCGTAGAGCTTGGAACCCAAAAGTATGTCTATATGGGCGAGGAAAAGGCCGGCAAACAGTTGCGGTTGATGTGGGAACTGCACGGCGATGACGGCGATGGCGAGCCTCTTGCCTTGTCAGATGGCAGGCCGCTGTCGATCAGCCAGCGCTATACCAAAAGCCTGCACGAGAAGTCAAAGCTGCGGCAGCACATTGTTTCCTGGAGGGGCGGCAAGGACTTTACGCCTGAGGAGCTAGGTCAAGTCCGCGGCCAGAAGGGTTGGGATATCAGAAGCCTGCTTGGCAAGCATTGCATGCTGATGATCAAACACTCGATCAAGGGTGATCGTACCTTTGCAAACGTAGACAACGTCACAACTGTTCCTGCAGTCATCAAAAAGCTCGGTCTACCTACCCAACAGAATGAGTCAATCTATTTTAGTTTTGATCATTTCTCTGCTGAAGCGCTAAGTCAAGTCAGTCAAAACCTGCAGAAAACGATCATGCAATCGCCAGAATATGAGCGTGCGTGTTCACCAAAACCTGCAGCAATAATTGGAAAGCCGTCAAAACATGCCGAGGCAGAGGATTGGTTTGACAAACACGATCAGCTTAACGGAATGAAAGGAATCGACGATGAAGATATCCCTTTCTAAGCCGCGTAAAACGCCCAAGGCTCCCAAAACTTTTTTGGACCCGAGCGTTGTAGTACCCAAGATTGAAGATCGCATGGCCGAGCGGGTGTGGACCAAGGTCTTTATTTTATTTCAAGTTATTGCAGTCCCGCACTGGACTAAAAGAGGGATTTGGGTCTTGCCAACTCGGGAGGAGCTGACTGAGCCAGAGTTAATCAACAGGGGCGCTCACGAAACCACCACACTTCTTTGGCCTAGGTATTGGATGTAATTTAACTTTTTTATTTGGAGCTATACATGAAAACAGTATCAGTTGAAATCCGCGGCACATCACCTCTTTTAATCCACCGCTTCGGCGAAGAGGCCGAGCAAGGCAAAGCAACCCGTCGGGTGAAGGTTGACAACTCAAACCCACGCGATGAGGCCACCAAGGTAGCTTATATCGCCTCTGATGGCACGTTTTACTTCAACGCTTTTAGTATTCCTGCTTGCATGGCTAATGCCGGTGCTAACCACAAAATGCGCGGCAGCAGGAAGACGCTGAAATTTATTGTCCCCTCTGCGGTTCGCATGAACAGCGACTCGGTAACGATCCTAAACGGCGCCGGTCCCGCAAAGGATTTCGAGGTTGATAGCCGGCCTGTGACTATTCCAGCAACCAAAGGTCGGATCATGCGCCACCGCCCGCGGTTTGACTGCTGGGGAGCCAAGTTTGATTTGGTCGTTAATGACAACCTGCTCGGCATTGATGATGCACATCGCTTGTTGACCGAGGCCGGCGAGTACATTGGTATCGGCGATTTTCGACCCGAGAAGCGCGGGCCATTTGGCTGCTTCAGGGTTACAGCGTTTGAAGAGCAGTCGTAAGGTCTGGTCAGGCCTGGTCTGGCAGGGTTAGGTGCGGCCTGGTGGGGCGCGGTTTGGTGAGGTTTGGAACTGAGAAATCAGTGGGTCGGGTGGTATTCCATCCTTCCCAGTGCTTTTTCAGGCACGGTCTGGCCGGGCGTGGTTGGGTGCCGTTGGGTAGGGTCAGGTAAGGCATGGGCTGAGAGATCAGCGGATTGGGCAGCGTGCTGCTCCTTCCAGTGCTTTTTCAGGCGTGGCAAGGCACGGCACGGTCAGGCCGGGTTAGGTGCGGTCAGGTTTGGCTCGGTGTGGTGTTGCGCGGCGAGGTTTGGTCCGGCAAGGCAAGGTGTCGTGAGGTTAGGCGATGCACGGTTAGGTTTGGTGTGGCGAGGGTAGTGGGTTGGGCGGCTTGCTGCCTATCCCAGTGCCTTTGACTTTGGTCGGGTATGGCAGTGTTCGGCTCTGCAAGGCAAGGTTGGGTATGGCGCGTCCGGGCTGGGTCCGGCAGGGTATGGTAAGGGTAGTGGATAGGGTAGCGTGCTACCCCTTCCAGTGCCTTTGAATCCAGCGGGGTAAGGCGGGGCACGGCGGTGCATGGCAACGCAAGGTACGGTATGGTGAGGCACGGTGAAGATAGAAGGTTAAATTGTTAACTCGGTACTTGATTTGTTTTGGCTGGGAAGGGTTCGGAGACAGGCTGCAGTCTTTGAGCTACTGCATTAATCTGGCTCGATCACGCAATCGGGTGTTGTTTGTTGACTGGTCTGATCGGATGTGGTCCGGTGGATTTCACGAGTTCTTCGATCTTGTGGATCTGCCGTACACCACAGTCCGGCCAGAAGGACCAACTGACCCGAGCATCTTTGAGCACCTGAGAGTGCCAGTTGATGATTGGATTTATGACCTCAAGGAGTATCGAATTGATGATTCCTCGCATCGCATTTCGGTTTATCCTGGTGTTGGATTTCGCGCCTACAACTATTATTTGCTAAGTCTGCATTTGCGGTTTAACAAGCAAACGGCTGAAGAAGTTCAGCGGGAAATGCAGCGCTTAGTGCCCACTGAAATGAAGCTCGTTCATCTGAGGGGCACTGATCGGGCGTGGAAGGCTGAGGATATTCATAAGTTTGCAAAACAACATGGCAACGTAGGACTGATTTCAGATGATCAGAAAGCTGTTGATGAGTACCTGAAGGTTTCGCCAGCGGTTTCTTTGTGTGCTGCAGAGACTGATAGTACGCCGCTGCACAAAGGAAAGGTCACGCGAGAAAAGATTATTCGGATGCTAACGGACTTTTGTTTGCTGAGTCGGTTTGGTGCTGGAGCGCTCAACGATCAAAGCCTTTTTTATTATGTAGCAAAGATGGTTGATGTTAAGCGATGGTTAGAACCAAGCAAAGAAGAAATTCAGTATGAAGGTTTTTTACTTCGATGAACATCCTTGCAATGTCTGCGTTTGGTGACAATCCTCGTTACGTTATCGGTGCATATAAACAAATTTTTTTAGCTAAGAGGTTTTTTCCAGACTTTGAAGTTTGGTTATTTGTTGATTGCCCAGAAAGATATCGTTGTGATGCAAAAGTAATTGGGATGCCAAACAAAACAGATGGAACTTTTTGGAGGTTTTTGGCTGGCGTTCAAACGGGCGTGGTTATTTTTAGAGATGTTGATAGCCGCATTTCCATGCGTGAAGTTATAGCAACAACCGAATGGATTTCAAGCGGCAAAACACTTCACATCATGCGAGATCACGAAAGGCACAATAGCATTCATAACCCAATTTTGGCCGGCATGTTTGGAATAAGAGGGCCATGGCCATCTTCAATAATTGGTCCCTTGATGACTTGTATGCATCGACCATTTGATTATGGAAACGATCAAGGGTTTTTACGCGATCATGTTTTTTCATTGTTAAGTCAGGACGCCTTGATTCATTCGCTTGATGAGGGTTGGTTCGGCGAAAGTAGGAAGCATTTAGTAAACCCTTACAACTGGATTGGACAGGGATGGGATGAAGATGATCGACCTATGTATGCCAATTCAAATGACGGTTTTGTTGGTTTTGACAGGTTTTCTGTGCCCGCACAATTTCGATTCAATGATTATTTTTAGGAAAATTTATGGAAATCAAAACTTACCTTAAAGAATCTGGCCACTGGTATACCCGCTCCGGCGAGCCGATGTATACGGTGAAAGCTAACAACGGCCAGCAACGCAATACAACGCTCAGGGACGCACGCAAGTACGACCTGGTACCAAGTGTCACAACCATCATAAACGTCGCAGCCAAGCCTGGTTTAGAGGCCTGGAAACAGCAACAGATTCTGCTAGCCGCGCTCACCCTGCCGAAGGCTGAGAATGAGTCAATTGATGCGTATGCCGAGCGCGTGCTAGAGGATAGTAAGAAGCAAGCTGCAGATGCTCGGGATCTAGGCACTGAGATACACGCCAAGGTCCAAGGAGCATTTGAGGGTGGTGCTGACAATGACTTCTCGCGCTCTGTCAAACAACTGCTTGACCAGGCGTATGGAAAGCAGACTTGGATAAGCGAGCGCTCTTTTGCTCACAGGCAAGGGTTTGGAGGCAAGGTTGATCTTCACTGCAATGTTGCAGTTGTAGACATCAAGACCAAAGCTTTCGGTCCGGAGGACGATCCGGTCGGTTACGACGAACACCTGATGCAGCTAGCTGCCTACCGCGCTGGCCTGATGGGAATCGTATCTGCAAGCGCGAAATGCGCGAATGTGTTTGTCTCAACAACGCATCCAAACCTGGTGTCTATGTATGAGTGGTCAGATGCAGACGTAACCCGCGGTTGGAAGATGTTTGAAAGCCTTTTGAAGTTCTGGCAAGCAAAAAATAATTATCAATAGGACGAGCGGTAGGTTTTTTGGGTATGAGCGGTAGATAGCGCGTTGACAACTGGACTAAACAGGCGCAATATCCTACTTACAGCGACGTGCTGTTAACAAAGTAACTAACGGAGTAACTCAGATGATTAACGATTTAGCACTCAACACCATCGACACCCTCGGCGCACTGCTCGCTCAGATCGCCGACCTCACCAAGCAAGCTGATGCCATTAAAGACGCCATCAAGGACGCCGCCAACGCAGGCGGTCCTAAGGTTGTAGAGGGTGCGCTCTTCAAGGCCACCTATACCGAGACCAATCGCGCCACCTTCGACAAAGACGCGTTCATCGCAGTCCACGGCGCTGAGGCTTACAAGCAGTTCACCAAGACCAGCGCAGTCTTCTCAGTCAAAGTCACAAGCCGCTAATAACCGGGGGCTACGGCCCCTACTAGGAGAACACCATGAAATACTTAAAACTTTCTGATTGGGCAGGTAGCACAGTCAAAGCACGGGTTTATTACGACAACATTGATGAAGAATTTGCTTGCGACATCAATCCACACAATGATGCCTATCATCGTATGGGTTCAGGTCGAAACCCAAAGCGTGCCGTTGAAGACGCAATCAAAAATTGGAATCAATTTGATCAAAGCAGGTAAACACTAGGCTTAGCCCTTACCAGGAGAACACCATGAACGCACAAAAACTCAGACAACATATCGAAGAAACTTTCCCAGCGTTTGCAACTAAGGCAAACAATGAGTTTGACAAGAGACGCCTTGAGCTAGCGCTTGCGATGGTCGATAGCTTGTATGACCTTGCTAATCCACCCTGCACAACCCGAGAAGAAGCTGAAAAAGCTCGGATCATTTGGGATGCAGTCACGGAAGCATTGAACAAAAGAGGCCATAACTATGCGAGCATTTTGTCCGCCAAGTCAGGCCTCGAAGCGCTGATTGAGGGTTAATGGTCATGGATGAAATTGCAAGACCCTGGCAGGAAATCATTGAAAGTTATCGGATCTACGCATCCGCGGCTGACGTTGCTTATACCTGGCGGAAATACGGTTGGGTGCCGCCTAGCAAGGAGTGCCCTGAGACCATGGCAAAACAGAAAGCTTTTAGAGAATGGACCGCACAAATCGGAGGTGCAAATGGTTGAGTTATTGGAATATGTATGGGACATGTTGGGATATGGAAGTTTTTTAATCTTGTTTGGAGCAATTCCAATTCTTTGGAGGATTCCTTATGAGGACGAATGACCGAATGCTTTTGATCGCTGCAGCGTTAAACGGAATCCTTTCTAGGGGCGCTCAACGCTACAAAGACGGACCGTTTACGCTCGACACCGACAACCCTGAGCGAATTGCTTGCCTAGCGGTTCGTATTGCAGATCAAACACTGGAGATAGCGAATGAGAGATTATCAAAGCAAGGACGTACAAATGCAGGTGCTCATAGATTACCTGCAGGTCATGATAGCGCGTAAAGACTGGCACGGAGTTAGTGACGCTGCCAACGATCTGCGTGAGATGGAGGCTGAGATGCGTTCTTTTGACTCATGGAAAGCGCAACGAGACATAGACTAAGCAAGTAATAAAGAAATAAAAAACCCGCCTTGTGGGCGGGTTGGTTAAGGCGCTACGACAAGTCTTACTCGTCTTCGCTTTCCTCTTCCTCGTCTTCGTCGGTTGCCTCAGATGCGGCAATCAGCTTGTCATACAGTTTTGACAGACCAGACGAGATTTCCTGCTCGCCAAGCCAATCAATCAGTGCATCAAACTCGAATTCGGTCAGGTCTACGGTTACAAAAGTATCTTCCATTTAAGGCCCCTTAAACTGATGTTCCACGAAAATATGCGACGCCGTCGATCACTTCACACAACTCCGGTGGAAGCAATCGACCATCATTATCATACGTCAAGATTGCAAATCCTTGACTCCAAGGAACCGGATTGTCCTCGGTGTAGAAGAATGCCTGCGAGGTTGGATCAGCTAGCATTCCCGTTGAAACGCCCCATCTCCTTCCTTGGTAATCCGTCCAACCCTTGATTTCGAGGAGGTGGGTGTGTCCTGAACAAGTTGAAAGTCCACTTTTTAAAACATTGTTATAAGAACTATGCACGCCCGAATGCTGCAATCTATGCTTAATCATTGTGTTCTCATTCACAAGTACAGACCAAGACACCGACCATTCAGGAATGTGGTCAGCTAACTTAGTTCCTGAGATGTCCCTATATTCCGGAACTAATCCAGCAAGTCGTTTTTCAAAACGAATGTCATGGTTTCCAATCGTCCTGTGAAGAATTGCACCGGTCCCTTTAGCGGCTTTGACAATGAGGTCCATGTGATATTGAACGCTTTCCAACTCCTGCTTCAGAGAAGGTCTCACATCCCAACACTCGGGTCCATATTTGCTAATGGTGCCGCCGTCCAGGATATCGCCGTTTGCGATGACCATCGCCGGCTTCAGTTTCTTGATAAGCTTAAGCAGCGCATGAAAAGCCACACTTGTCTCTTGTGGCATGAAGTGAGCGTCGGAAAAAACAATGACGGTGCCAGAGATGTTTGCAATCGATCTTATCTTGTTTTCTGGATGAAGGATTTTGTAGGATCGTTGGTCGTTGAACGTGTTGAGAGGAATGCCGTACTTGGCCTCAATGTTTTTGCGTCGCTCTTGTGCTCGCCGAGCCGTGATTTTAAGTTCTTCTGAGACAAGCGTTATGCTGCCTAGACGCTTCCAAGCCTCGATAAACTCTTCATCAGTACACTTCATTTGTGTCATGACCGCTCCAAGTTCTTGAAGACAAAAGGCTTATATCACAACTAGGAGTCAATGTATTTACGAGAAAAACTTACAGATGATCAAGCGGCTGCACGACAAGATGCAGAACCAAATCAGGACTGATCCAAGCGATGCTGATCAACTCTTACATGACCTTGCTTGGAATGTTTTAGAACTGCGGAAGGAAATTCAGAATGCTATGCCCGTTTTGCACAGACGCATCAGGGTCGTCCGTGAAGACCACCGTCCTTGACACCAGAAGTTTCTGGGAACCTAACGACAAATACTTTTACATTGAACGACGACGCGAATGCAAACACTGCAAAAGAAAATTTACAACAACCGAAAAGTCACCATCGGCTCGACAACGCTTACTCTTAAGGAGTGGGCCAGGCGCTCAAGAATCAGCTTCTACACCCTGCGCTGGAGGTTAGACCAAGGATGGCCAGAGGAGCGCTTATTTGAGCGCAGGCAAGGCTCAAAAGAGGGGTTTAAGGTCTGTAGTGCTTGCGGCGAAACGAAAGCCTTAGAAGCCTTCTACAAGCGTTCTAGAGGCGGTTACTACTCGGAGTGTAAGGGTTGTCATGGCAGCAGAATCAAGGCGCGGGCGGAGGCTGTTGGAAGTATTTGAGCGGACCTTCATAAATTGACGAGTTTGGTGTTTTGCTCATCTTGTCGTAAAAATACAATGCAAGCGGTGACGCAACGGCCATAGCCGGTCCAGCCAATCGAGTTGGAACTGTGGGTATGAGGGAAGCCGCAGCACCCAATGCGCCCATGCCGGCAATTGATGCGCCAATAGGATCTTCTCTTCTGCGATACGCTTCTTGGCCAAGCTCTGCAGCAGCAAGACCGCTCAATGCGCCTGTTAAACCTGGCATAGCGCGAAACATTGTGCTCATACCCCGGCCAGCCGCACCAGCACCTTGAGATACATTTTGCATGGCCTGCCTAAAGATGGATGGCTTTGGCGGTTGAGCCTGCGCGGCGCGATACTCTGCTGCTTGTTCCGGCAACATAAGTTGAGATGGTCCTGATCCGCTTAAACGATAGTCGCCATGACCAAGGCTACGAATCTTTTCCATGTTCCTGATGTCACGATCAATGATCGCCTGACCGCCTCTAGGATCGGACTTGCGCATAGACTCCGCGGACTCTGCAAGTACATCAGGAATGTCCTTACCCATAACCCGCGTCCAATTAGCCGCACCAGAAGAGCCAGGTACTTTTCTAGACAGATCAAGCGGCGTTGTTGGTTGCGCAGGTGGCATCGCGGGCGGTGCAGCAGCAGGCGTTGCCCTTTGCATTCTTCGTGACTCAACTTCAAACCTTCTGCGTGCAGCCTCTGCTTGTTGGCCAATATTTTGCCCAGCGGATGCGCCAGCAACATCTAATGCCACGCGAAGTGCTTCTGGATATTTCTCTGTGGCTTCTCCCGCAAGTTTTCTAGCTTCCTCTTCAATTTTGTCTACAGGACTTTTTGCGGTTTCTTGCTGTTGAGAGGCGTCTTCTGTTTGACTGAATCTTCCGCTTTCAAACTGGGTAATCAGCTTTGCAATCTTTGGCGCAGCATCTTTTGGAAATTCGTCATCAGTGCTCTTGAGGTTTAAACCAGCAGCCAAGTGAATAGCATACGATGCTTGATTCTCAGGCTTGTCGCCCTTTGTATATTCTCTAACGAATGCCATCGGCGTATTGAGTCCACGCTTAAGCTTTGCATTGATATCGCCTTCAAGAGCCTGCTCGCCAAACTTACGCTCTTTGAAAATGGCAAAGCCATTATCGTCAACACCAAACTGACCTTCATAAAAATCTGGCTTGCCATTTGGCGGCTTGAGTGCGCCAGGATTGTTGTAGTACTCAGTTAAGGGTGTCATTGTTGTGCCCTTCCTGTATCAGTCCATTTACCGTTTTTCAGTTCCCAGATTGTTTTCCGTCCGGCAGAGCCAGGTTGCACAAGCTGGCCCGTTCTTGGCACCGCTGATGGGGCGCTTGTAGGAGTAGATGGTCGGAAATTAATAATAGAATCGCGCACACGTTGAAGCTCAGTTTCATACTCCTGCAACGCCTTATCATACTGTTTATTGTCTTTTCTAAAATCTCTGACACTTACACCGCGACTTTGAGCATCACGGAAAATATTGGCAACCTTTTGATCAAATTCTGATCGAGCCTTAATCATTTCTGCTTTGGCTACCAAACCCTCTGGCGTATCTTTAATTGAACCGCCAAGTCTACGCACAGTCTCATTTTCCGCATTTGACACAGAGCCTGTGCCTTGATAAAACAATTTGCGGAAGTTCAGTTCTAACGATGTTGCCGCAGTTGCTGCTATTTCTGCAGCACGAATTTCTGCGGGAGATCGTGTTGCCGTGCGGATGGCGGTTTCGATGGACGGTATGCCGATATTGATGCCTGGCCCTACTCGTAATGTATCTTCGCCTAATTGGCCCAACGCGCCTAAAAATCCAGCCTGCTGCAAAATTCCAAACGTGCGTTTAGTGTTTGGACTGGTTGCAAGTTGGATGAGCGTTTCAGAATTGCGTATCAGGTCTGGCGCGATTAATGCATCACTTAAAATTTTTTCTTCCGTTTTTACGTTGCTTGTAGCGCGTTCCTTAGCTTCCTGCATTTGACCTGCAGCCCGAATCTCATCTTCTCGTTTTTGCGCCTCTCGCTCTTCCTGGGTTACAGGAACCGATCTTCTTGCCGGCGTGGTTGTGGCTGGCGCGGTTGTGGTTGCTGCAGAACCAGATGGCACAGCTTCAGCGCCGGGCATTTGAGGTGCAACAGTATATTTTCTTACCACTTTGGACAATGATTCAGCATCGTTGTCTTCTAATGCTTTATCAATTCTGATAGCGTCTTCTAAGCTGACTCTAATGGTTCCTACACCTGGAATTGTTCTTTCTGTCGGCGCTTGACCAGGGTGTGGAGTGAACTTTTGCGTGTAAAGATCTACAGTGCCACTAGGCTGGACTGCATATCTTTTACCTCGTGCTTCAAGATATTGAAATGCTTGTTTTCCAAGTTCTGGATCAAACATCGCAATTTGTAAAGCTCTTTCTGGCGTCATGCCAGCAAACATATTTGCAGAATCCGTTGCAGAACCTGCAGTACCAGTTGCAGCACCTCCTGTTGGTGGTTGCATGGCACTTGAAAGCTGTTTCAGTGCCTCACCCTTTTGTGCTGCGCCGTACTGCCCTGCAGCCAACTCTGCGCGGATCTGTGCCATCTCAATATCGCGCTTGCGCTCGGCCTCTGCAACAGGTCCAACGGAAGCGGCTACATTAGCAATGCTTTCACCGAAAGAACCTGATTTCGTTGGCGCAAGAAATCCTTGGGCCATCGCAAGCAGTGTCGGATCAAATAACTGGTTGCGTGATTCTAAGGCTTCAAGAAGTTTTTTTTGCGTGTCAAGATATGACTGACGCGCTTCTGTCATTGCGCTTGATTCGCCTGGTATCTCAGCAAGTGCTAATGGTGATTTAGTTGCCATGATTTATCCTATTAGGTTGGAGGACCAAGGATTTCTTTAACCGCATCGGGCAAACCTGGATCACCAATGGTCACCGTCCCACCAGAATCAGAAAAGATATTTTTCAAGAAATTTTCTAACCTTGGTCCAATGCCGCCGCCACCTTGCGGATAGGCAGCTCCAACCAATGAACCAAGGCCTGCAATCTGTCCAAACACGCTTGGACCATAAGTTTGAGCTGGACCCTTGTACGTCTCGGTTGTGGTTGTCGGATAACTATAGCCACGCAGCAGTTGAGCAACATTTGCAGCACGCGTGAGAGGCGCTTCAAGCTTGCTTTGCTCGTAAGCTGTTTGCTGGCCACCAAGATCTGCTAATCCTTTGGCCTCACCAAGGCCTGCAGCGGCCTGTGTAGCGCCTAATTGGCCAAGGGCTGATGTAGCACCCACCTGTTGTCCTTGCTCGCGTAGAGCGGCGTCTAAGGCCGTCTTAAAGCCTGCTGAACGAGCGCCGGTCTGTTGTGCCTGCAAGTTAGCAGCAATATCTGCTAAAGCCTGTCCACTGATGTCGCCAACCCTGCTACCTCGAAACTGACCGCCGCTGACTCCTAAGGCTTTTAACCCAGGCAACACACTTCTTTGCAAGTTGATATCTGACTGCTTTTGCATCTCATCAATGACTTGCTGCTGATACGGATCGTAAAACCTAGAGATGTCCTCTGGGCTGACACCCATCGCGGACTTGCCGGCGGTCAAAGCTTGATTAAGAGGCGACTGATAAGCACCTAACAATCCTGGAGCTTGCGTGTAAGCAGACTTTTGCAAGTCTGACATCGGCGCAATAAGCTCTTGGCCAGTCTTGCCAAGCATGCCTGATCCTTCTGTTGCAAGCTTCGTCAAATAATCAGTAAGATATTGAGGAGCCTGCTGCGCAGTACTCCTTGTTGTTTCTATGTTTGGCGGCGCAATGCCTTCAAATAATCCGGCCATGATTACTTACCCTTTTTAACGTAATCAAGAGGAGATTTTAATGCTGGAGGCGGCAATTCTTTGGGTCCAGTGGATCTTGCTCGCCGCCGTATTGCATACATCATCTCGTAAAGCTTATCAGTTCCCGCCTTAGTTGAGCCATTTCCTAATGCTGCTACAACATCCGCTGGCAATACAAATTCAGAATCAGCAAGCCACGCAGGAATGTCATCGGACTGACCGTCACCCTCGCCGGCAACGTGTTTGCCATGTTTAAAGTCCTCGCGGCCTAGTCCTCCGGCTCGGTACATGAACTGCGGATTCATCGCCGTGGATCTTAACGGCTCTACATAGCCTCCCTGAGCGTATTCACGGCCACCAAGCCCTAAAACATCATCAATGGATGTTTCCTTGCCATAGGTGTATGAAGGCTCTTGTGGAGGCTGTGGTAGGCCTAGACGCTGTGCCATCACTGAGGCAAGTTCTGGCTCAATTGAATCCATCTCTTTAATCCTTCGTTTCAGTTCCGCTAGCGGATCAATTAACCTTTCTTGCAAAACTTTTGCCTCAAGCATTTTACCAAGCAGCCGCGATATTTCTGGTCCTGATATCGGCCCTGCAGGCGTTGATGGACCGCCGCCTAATGATATTGGCGGTTTAGTCCCCGTTCCTGGTCCTGCGCCTGGTCCTGTACCCGTTCCCGTTCCAGTTCCAGTTCCAGTTCCAGTTCCGGTTCTAGTACCAGTACCAGTACCCGTTCCAGTACCAGTTCCAGTACCAGTTCCAGTACCAGTTCCGGTTCCAGTACCCGTTCCAGTTCCAGTTCCAGTACCAGTACCAGTTCCAGTACCAGTTCCAGTTCCCGTTCCAGTTCCGACAGTTGTTGTTCCTGTGCCTGTTCCAGTTCCTTGTGTGCCGGTGCCAGTTCCTTGAATACCTGTTCCCGTACCTTTAGTTCCGGTTCCGGTTCCTGTACCAGTACCAGTACCTGTTCCCGTCCTAGTTCCAGTGCCAGTACCCGTTCCAGTTCCAGTTCCGGTTCCCGTCCCAGTTCCAGTACCAGTACCAGTTCCAGTTCCAGTTCCG